TTCAGATAGGTCTCGCGCACCTCCTTGTGGGCGACGAGATCGGCGAAGAAGGCCGAGCCGCATTCCGCGCGCAGCTGCACCGCGCCGGTGGAGAGCCCGCCGAGGCTGTCCTCCACGCTTTCGATCAGTGCCTGGCATTTCTTGCGCAGCGCGCCCGAGGCGGGGCTGGTGTTGTCGAGGTCGAAGTCGATCTCCGTGGCGGGCGCGATGGCGAACTCGGCGAAGTAGTCGATCACCACCGCGCCGTCCTTCGGATCGAGCACCTTGCCCTGGATGCCGTTCAGCATGTGATACTCGAAGGTGGCCTCGGCATCGTTCCTGAGGCGGCGCAGCCGGCGGGCGACCTCGGCCTGGATCTGCTGGGTCTCGGACTCGGACCCAAACGCCCGGATGCCCTGGATCTCCGAGGCCCAGAGCACGTCCTGCTTCTTGAACTGCCGGCACACGAAAGCCCGCACGTCGCGGCGTTCCGGGATCTGCTGTTCGTAAGCCGAGCCCCGCTCGGAGAAGGGGATCAGCGACAGCGTGCCGTCGCGGCTCTCGATGACGACGGTGCGCGCGCGCACGCCGCGCGGACTGAAGAGCCCCGAGCCCGAGAGCGTGGCCGGCTTGTAGGGGATGTTCTCGAGCGCGCGGGTGAGCTCGATCACCGAGAAGGCATCGGTGTAAAAGATGTCCATGGTGGCCATGGGAAAATCCTTTCAGGCGAGCGCTTCAGGAGAAGTGGGAACCGGTTCTCCGCCTGGAAGCGCGATGATGGAGTGATGTCAGCGCACGAGGATGCCGGCGGCGGCCATCGCCGCATGCGCCGCATCGATCTCGGGCTGGGTCGGGGTGCCGGCGAAGACGAGGTCATGGCCGCTGACGATGGCGGGGCCGCGCAGGAGCGCGACCGCCTCCACGTCGGCGGCGGTGGCATCGGCCTTGCCCCAGAGGACGCCGACGGCGGTCTCGGTGCCATCGGTGGCAGCCGGGTCGTGGGCGGCGTATTTGCCGGTCGCGGTGATCCTGCCCAGCACGGTGCCGGACTGCAGGACCGGGTTGCCTGTCCCGGTGGCGATGGTGACGACCTCGCGGGTGTAGTCGCGGAAGGCCTCCCAGACGAGAAAGCCGCCGGAATGGGTGGTCTCGGAAAGAACGGGCATGATCTGTTATCCCTTGCGCTTGAAGGTGCGGTTGATGACGTCGGCCCAGGGCCGGGCCGAAGGGTTGGGCCCGGGCTGCGGGTGATGGGCGCTGATCTCGGGATCGGCTTCGGCGCGGGCCGTCAGCAGGGCCGCGCGCACCTCGTCAAGGCTCGCGTCCTGTTCGAGGAAGCGGCCCGTCATATGCGGCTGCCCGGCGAGGCGACAGAGATCGACCACGGCGCGGGCGTAGGACATCGCCTCGGCGCGGATCGCGGCGGGGTCCGGCGGCGCGTCGCTGGGCGGTGGCGTCTTTGCCGACGGCTGTGGAGCGTCGGTGGCGGAATCCAGCCCGTCTTCGGCGTCCTCGACCCGATCCGGGCCGTCGGTGGCCTCGGTGGCGGCGCTGTCGGACTTGTCGCCGGACACGGGCTCGGCTTGCATGGCGTCGACCAACACCGGTGGCGCGTTGCGGAAGCGCCCGATGTCAAAGGTCGCGGCGATCTGGACAGGCTCGATCAGCCGGTCAGCAAAGCCCGCCTCCACCGCCTCGGCCGCCGTGAACCAGGTCTCGGCCGCCATCAGCTGCGCGATGTCATCCGCGGGCTTGCCGGACTTCGCCGAATAGCCCTTGATCAGCGCGCCCGCGATCTTGTCGAGCGCCTCGGCCATCGCCCGCATGTCCGCGGCGGTGCCCATGACGAGCCCCGAAGGGTCATGGATCATAAGGAAGGCGTTCTCGGGCATCACTACGCTGTCGCCCGCCATGGCGATGTAGGAGGCGGCCGAGGCGGCAATGCCGTCGATGGTGACGGTGACCTTGCCGGCGTGGCGCCTGAGCGCGTTGTAGATCGCCACAGCATCGAAGACCGACCCGCCGGGGCTGTTGAGGCGCAGGGTGAGGGCTGCATCGCCCGGCAGCTTGCCAATCTCCGCGATGAAGTCCTTGGCGGAGACGCCATAGGCGCCGATCTCGTCATGGATCGACAGTTCCGCGCCCTCGGCAGTGGCGCGGATATTGTACCAGCTGTTCATGGATCAGGATCCCTTGTTGGGCTCGGTTTCTTGCGAGGGTGTGGCCCGCGCTCCCTGCCTCTGGCTCGGGCCGGTGCCGTAGCTCAGCCCCAGCTCAGCGGCGCGGGCCGCATCGGCCGCGTTCTCGCGATCGATCTCCTCGATGTCGTAGCCCGTGGCCTCGACGGCCTTCCTGCGCGACATGAGCCCCGCCTCGATCGCCAGCAGCTGCGCCTGGATGTCCTTCAAGGGATCCACCCAGTCCCAGCGCGGCGGGATCCACTGCACGGCCCGGGCCGCTTCGATGTCGGGAAGATCGAGCGCGCCCGACAGCGCGGCCGCCTCGAGCCAGCGCGCCCAGACCGGCCGGCAGAGCTGATGGGCGATCACCCCGTGCTGCAACTGGCTGAAGCGCCGGCGGAACTCGACGAGCTCGGCGCGCAAGGACGAATAGTTGGCCTGGCGCACATCGCCGGTGACCAGATGATAGGGCAGGCCCAATGATGCCGAGATCGCCAGCAGGGTGCGGTACTGGAAGGCCTCGTAGCCCCCGCCCACGTCAGCGGGCGACGAGAACTTCACGTCCTCGCCGGGCAGCAGCACCTGCAGCGTGCCGGGCTCGAGGCTGGCAACGCCGGTGCCGTCCTCTGCATCCTCCACCGCGCCCATCAGCTGTTCCTCGGGCGCGGCCTTGGTGATAAAGCCTGCGAACATCGCCGCGGTCTTCTTCCGGTCGAGCTCGGCATCGTCGTACTGGTCGAGCAGGAACAGCCGCACCATGGCCGGCGCCACATGCGGCAGGCCCCGGATCTGGCCTGCGTCGAGCGGGCGGTAGACGTGCAGCACGTCTTCGGCGGGCACGCGCACCGTCTCCGGGATCGTGTCTCCCCTGTCGGTGCTGTCGCCCGGATGGCGACGGCGGAAGTGATAGGCCACGCGCCGGCCGACATGATCGAACTCGATGCCGCAGCGGATGGCGTTGCCATTGGCGGCCGTCTCGGTCTTGTCGAAGGGCAGCATCTCGGACTGAAGAAGCTGCAACTGCATCGGCACCCGCAACCCGTCCTCGGCCCGACGCGGGCGCAGCCGCACGAAGCATTCGCCGGCCGCGAACATCTCGCGGGCAACCATCGCCTGAAGGCCGTAGAAGTCCGTCAGCCCGTCGGCATCGGTCTCGTCGGTCCAGGCGAGCCAGAGCCGCTGAACCCGGTCGCGGAGCTCTGCGTCCGCGATCAGCGAGGACGGCTTGATCCCGTCGCCGACGAGGTTCGCGGCGAAGGCCTCGCAGGCATTGGCCGCATAGCCGTTGGTGACAACCAGTTCACGCGAGCGCGCCAGCAGACGCGGGCCGCCCGAGGCGACCAGGGCATTGATGTTCTCCAAGGGCGGGTTCCAGCCCCTGAGCCGTCGCTTCGCCATGGCGCCTTCGAGGCGGGCGCGCATGCCCGAAGGGCCGCCGGGCTTGCGGCGGCGCAAGGCATCGAACAGGCCCACGGCTCAGAGCCCCTTGGTTGTCGTCACGCGCAGATGCCGCACGATCCGCCGCCCCTCGGCCGCCGCGATCTCGCGATCCAGCGCCTCGATCGCCCGGTCGATCTCGGCAAGGCTGCGGTAGTCCACGGTCTTGCCGTCATAGCTCACCCGCGCCACGCCGCTCGCGCGCGCGGCCGCAAGCGCGTCCCGGCGGGTCCGAAGTTCTGCCAGTGTGGCCATCGATCATCCCATGTAATTCGAGCGCACGGTCCGTCGCCGTCGCTGTGCCGGGCGCATGGTCCGCGGCTTCGCCATGCCGGTTGGGGTTTCCGCAGCCGCGCCCGCCACCTGCGCCTCCAGGTCGGCCCATGTCGCCTCGCCCCAGCGATCCGCCCCGGCAATCCAGGCGGCGGCGCGGGCATAGACCCGGCAATCGAGCGCCTCGTTGCGCTCGCGCAGCTTCTGCCATTCGAGCTTCGCGAAGCCGCGCCGGTTGCGCACCGTCACCAGCTGCTCGGCGACGAGCTGCCGGATCCATTCGGTGTCGGCCCAGCCGGGCAGATGCACGGTGCCGGGCGGGAACGAAGCACCCTCGTTCAGTTCTTCCGCCGTCGGCCGCGCCAGCCGCAGGAAGCGGTAGGTTTCGGCCTTGAAGGTGGACACCGCCACCGTCCAGAGCCGCGCGCCCCGGCGCAGGCGCTTGCCCGTGACGGTCGCATCGACGTAGGTCGGCCCGGAGACCGGGCTCAAGCGGTTGAAGCCCTCGAGTCCCTTGACCGGCGCCACCTGCGCAAAGCCGACCGAGCGCGCCCAAGCGTAAACCGCAGCGGTCTCATAGCCGGTGTCGATGGCCAGCTTCGCTAGGCCCAGCTCCGCGCCGCCGGCATGCCGCCAGCTGCGGCCGAGCAGGTCCGTCAGCGCGTCCCAGCTCTCAGGCCGCGCCGGGCCGCCTTCGATGACGACGTGATCGACGAGCCAGCTTTCCAGTCCTCGCCCCCAGGCCCAGACATCGACCTCGATCCGGTCCTTCTGCACGTCGGCGCCGGCGGTGAGGAACAGACCCTTTTCGGGCACCGTGCCCGCCGGCCAGTCCTCGCGCCGCTCGGCGATCCGCTGCCAGTCGGGCGCGTCGCCCGTCTCGATCCAGGTCTCGCCGAGCACCGTGTTGCGAAACACCCGCTCGGCCTCATCGGAGCCCGCCGCCGTCTCCTTGTCGCGCGCGATGTCGGCCCAGCTCTTCCACCCCGGCGGCGAGTAGAGCGCCGAGAGATGAAACCCCACCGTCCGCGCATCGCGAGGCTCCGCCGTCGCCCGCCATTCGCCCGCGGCCAGCATCGCCGGCTTGTGGTGCTCCTGGATCGGCTCGTCGCAGGCATCGCAGTGATAGGCCGCCGTCTCCGGTTTGCCCTTCTCCCAGCGCAGGCGCTCGAACCGCAGCCACTGCATCTGCCCGCAATGCGGGCACGGCACGAAGAAGCGCCGCTGGTCGGACGCCTCGTATTCGCGCTCGATCCGGCTCACGCCGCGGATCGTGGGCGTCGAGACCAGGAAGACCTTGCGCCGGTGCGCGAAGGTCAGCGAGCGGGCCTCGGCAAGCCCGACCGGATCGCCTTCCTCGTCGGCCGAGGCCGGATAGGCGTCCACCTCGTCGAGGAAGACGTAACGCGCCGGCATCGAGCGCAGGCCCACGGCGGAGTTGGCGCCGGTCATCACCAGCACGCCGCCGGGGAAATCCTTCGACAGCTGCGTGTTGCCGCTGTCCCGCGCCCGCGCGGGGCGGACGCGCTCCTTCAGCGCCGGGCTTTCCTCGATCAGCGGGTCGATCCGTTGCCGCGAGTTCCGCTTGGCGAGCTCCACCGTCGGCTGGACGGCGAGCATCGGCCCCGGCGCGTGGTGGATGACGAAGCCGATCCAGTTGTTGCCGGCTTCGGTATTGTGCGTCGGGATCCAGCCCTTGCCGCAAAGAAACAGGTGGCTGGGCGCGTCGACCTCGAT